GGTTATAACATGAAATCAACTGAATTTATAAAAGAGATGAGTAATGTCGATGAAATGGCGTTATCGACTTATAAGACGTTTGGCGACTTTACCAAACCTGGTCCATTTCGTGGCCCTGATAAAAAGTTAGTACCGCATCCTAAAAATATAGAAAAGGCTACTAAGTTTTTTGAACAAACTCCTTATGATTTTCGCTTGTTCTTCAGCAATGTTCCCGGCACCGGTAAATATAGTGAATATGGACCAATGACCCCGGATCAGGTTACAAAAATATTCGGAGATCAAGCATCAGAAATAGTTAACGGAAGTGAAGATGCTATTACTGTAGTATATGTAGGAAACCAGGGCGATAGAAAAGTAATGCTAACGCCCTGGATGATGGCGCATAGATTTGGGCATGCCATACAAGCAGGCGCGAGAAAAAACGCAAAGTGGCATGCCTGGACTGAAGCCGAAAAACATTTCTTCAATGCAGTAAATAATACTCTAGCAGAATTTTACGGTAAAATATCACAAAGACGGGGCGGTTTTCAATCACAGGGATCAATGCAATTTGACCTAACACCAGAGTATAATGCATTATTCAATGCTATCGGTACACAACGTAGTAGCCGCAGCAACGATATAAAAAGACCATATGAATTCTTATATGAAATATTTGCACAATATTTAGGTACTGGCAAAGTTACATTTAACTCATTACCTACTAATTTAGGTTATGGACGTAAAGCATGGGGCACTCCCACAAAATACATGAATATCAAACCTGAATTCAGAGACGAAAGTGAACGCAATAATGCCAGTGAGATGCTTGCCAGAGACATGGAATTGATGTTCGATGATGTATTGGCTAGCAGTGTTGGCCAGATATTCTTAATGTAAGATGCCACTCTCTACTGATTGCTAAGTCTATGAAACATTTTTTAACCTATGTGAAATATAGTTACGAGGTAATACTTGAAGCAGAGTGTAAAGCTAGCATAAATTTAGAACATGAAGTAGAAGCATTCGTGGTCCATACGTTTGCCAAATATATGGAAAATCCAAACATTCCAGCCGATACTATAGCAATTAGAATGCTAGCAGCTACAAACAAATCAGGTGAAATTAGAAAACAGCATTTTCAAGAAATAGCAGAAGAATGTTTATTGATCGACGGCTTAGCATTGAATAGTCGTCGTTGGCCAAGTAAAAACTACTATATCGATATGGGAAAAATAGCGTTAGAGCATAGGGCTTGGACTAGCAGACCACCTGAACTGTTCTATAAAAAGTTAGCTAACCAGTTTACATTAATTAGTAATGTATTGCAGAAAGTAAAAATCAGTTGATAAATATAATCATTGGATGAATTCGCTTAGGACCGAATAGCCGGCTGCTGGCTTGAGGGAAGAACTCGCTACTCTAACCTCTAAAGTGAGCCTTTTATTGTCATGATTATGAAAAAACTAATTATCTTTTTGCTATTTCTATCTACATCTGTGTTCGCGGATCCGTCAGGTGTATTATACAACTATCCTATCACTAGAGTAATAGACGGTGATACAGTAGCATTTAAAGCTGAATTTTTACCTTCTCCGTTGAAATCAGAACTAGCACTTAGAATCTACGGAGTGGATACCCCTGAAAAAGGAGCCAAAGCTAAATGTGCATTAGAAGCAGAAAAGGGAAAACAAGCTACGCAATTTACAACTCAAATGATTGCAAGCGCACAGCATCGTCAGATAATGCTTATGGGATGGGACAAATACGGCGGAAGAGTATTGGGTGACGTTATATTAGACGGAAAAAGCTTACGTGGATTATTAATTCAACGTGGATTAGCTAGACCTTACTTCGGCGAAGCAAAAAAGTCTTGGTGCTGAAAACATAAGCACTGGTGATAAATATAACTATGAAGTCAACTGAATTTATTTTAGAATCTGCTGCTAGTGAATTAGCAACAAAATTACCTAGTCTGAAAAAACATGACTACAATACTATTGACCGGTTGATGCAAAAAATAGCAGCTAAACATGATATCACCGGTAAAGCATTGCATGACTTGTTTGTTAAAAAGTACAAAAACACACCAGATCACTGGATAAAGAATAAACTAGATGAAACCTCATTTACTTCTAATGACATAAAAAAACCTCGACTAAAAAGAACAGGCAAGGACAACAATATTTCTGAAATCAGAGAATTTTATTCTCGACTAACTAGAGAGTATTATGGAACTCCTAAAATAAATGTAGTCACTGAATGGACTAACAACCTATTAGATACTCTGAATGAAGATGTTAATGACGAATTAACTTCTTTTTATTCCCAACTTAAAAAAATATCAAATTCTAATGTCGCCAATATCAAAGTTGGTTCATCGATCTGTATATTGCAAATTATTGCAGACATTTATTCTCGTACAGTGATTTGCAGGGGATTTAAAAATCCAAAAACTATAGTAAACGTTGTTCACGACGACGCCGGCGTTAAGCAAATTGAATTTGATGACGGAACTGTGTTCCCGGATAAGTATGAGTTTAGTACAACTGAGCTAGGTAACGATTTGATAAACACCTTGATGTTTAATAACAGCAATGAGTTAGAGAAAACGCTATCGTATATTGCATTAATCAAGCCCGATAATTTCAATGTGGGGACAAAGTTGTTAAAAGAAAATACAACCCACTCTAATTTACAAAAAGAAGTAGAGAAATTTACGAATTGGGCATCTTCTAAGCTAAACTTACAGACACAACCCAAAGTGGTATTGAGTATGGACACTGTCGAAGCGAGAACAAATCATCATACTGGCGGGCATACAGTGGGTGATGACAAAATTTGGGTTTATGCTAAAAATAGAAATTTAGTCGATATACTACGAACTGTAGCACATGAATTAACTCATGTTAGGCAGGGTGAATTAGATATGATAAAACCCGGTAGTAGTTATCCAGGCAGTCCAATAGAATTATTAGCTGACATGGTAGCTGGAAAACTTATAAAAATATACGGCAAACAGAATAGGAACATATTCCAATGAGAGCAAAAGAATTTATGAAAGAAGAAATATCCTTTAGTGAACTAGCCCAAGTGGAAAGGTTCGCTGATAGCTTATGGAAATCATTGGGAGTCGATGTTAACTTCTCTAAACATTTCTTAGAAAGAGTAAATGACGAAAGAAACGGCAAGCCTATAACAGCGGCAGAACTAATTCGGTTATTCAAAAAAGAATATGAGCGTAACGGTAAAAAGATTGCATCTATGGATGATCCAGAGGCCGTGATGAAAGATTTATTGACTAAGATTAACTTGCCGTTCGTCATCAAAGATAGAGCCAATCACAAAGAATTGGTTGCTAAAACTATCATGCGTAAACCAAACTTTTATACTCCGGACAAAGAGTTTACCATTAATTGATTTAATCATTGACAAATAATGTAAGATCATGTATCATGCATCTTATGTTAAAGTTGCTATTACCTTTACCCAAACAAATCACAGTCGCCTTTAGTGGGGGCGTGGATAGTGTCGCGGTGGTAGATTTTTTAAGCAGAAAACACGACGTAACGTGTGCGTTCTTCCATCATGGAACCGAAAACAGCGACAGGGCAATGGAATTCGTTGCTAAATTCTGCAACGAACGACATTTACCCATGCTATGGGGAACGACCTTGCGAAGCAAGGACAAAGCCGAATCACAGGAAGAATTTTGGCGAAAAGAACGGTATAACTTTCTGTATAAGTTAGGAACAGTTGTAACCTGTCATCATTTGGATGATTGCGTTGAAACATATCTATGGGGGTGTATGCACGGAACTCCCAAGGTAATTCCTTTGCGTAATAAAGATATTATTCGCCCGTTTTTGACAACTAGGAAGCAAGAGTTCGTTAACTGGTGTACCAGAAAAAACATTGAATGGTGCCACGATCTAAGCAACGATGATACCAAATATACTCGAAATTATATCAGGCATGAAATGATGCCGCATGTGGTGAAGGTGAATCCTGGGATTCACTTAACGGTTAAAAAAATTGTTGAAAAACAAATCTGATTCATATATATTAATACTTTAAGGAGAAATAATGACAAGTGTAAGTAATCTTTCCGGTGACGCTAAAATCAAGCTAAAGACTTTGGTCAATGAGGGCATGGCTACCATGCATGAAATTGATACATTGCAAGAAGGTCTTAGTGATACCATCAAAGCTGTAGCAGAAGAACTAGAAATCAAACCTAGTATTCTTAAAAAAGCAATTAGGGTGGCCCATAAAGCAACGTTGACCCAATCAAATAAAGACCACGAGGAACTTAACGAGATTCTTGAGGCTGTGGGAAAAACTCTTTGAACCGTCATTTGATTGGCATATTCAGTTGGATTCGTGAAGACTGGAAAAGCCATCCATATAGATTCGGTGTAGAAATCTTAGCTTGGCTCATTAGTATTGGCTGTGCTTTGACTATGGCATTTACAGTGCCTAAACCACCCCTTCTAATGATATATCCTGTGTGGATTGCAGGATGTATGCTATATGCTTGGGCTGCGTACTCTAGAAGAAGCTTCGGCATGATTGCTAACTATCTGTTATTGATTGTAATTGATAGTATTGGACTAACAAGGATGTTAATTGAGTTATATTGATGCAGTATTAGATAAAGACAGCGACCGTATCTATGTCGTAGAAAGAACGCCTGACGGCAAGCGAACATATAAAGAATATCCAGCTAACTATACTTTGTATTACTCTGACCCGAAAGGCAAATATCGTAGTATTTACGGAGATACCGTATCTAGGTTTAGTACACGTAAGCGTAGCGAGTTCGAAAAAGAGAAAAGGATTCACTCATCTAAGAAGTTGTTTGAGAGTGATGTGAATCCTATATTCAGGTGCTTAAGTGAGAATTACTTAGGTGTTGACTCCCCAAAACTACATACATGCTTCCTTGACATCGAAGTTGATTTTAACCCTGAAAAAGGATTTAGCCCGACCAGTGACCCATTCAATAAAATTACAGCGATTAGTTTATACCTAGATTGGCTAGATCAACTGGTTACCTTAGTAATTCCTCCACATGGAATGACAGACGAAACTGCAAATGATCTTATCAAAGAATTGCCAAACACTATATTGTTTCGTGATGAAGTGGCAATGCTTGAGACATTTTTTCAACTTATTGAGGATGCAGATGTATTGACTGGTTGGAACTCTGAAGGATACGATATACCATATATGGTTAACCGTGTCACTAGAATAATGAGTAAGGATGATACTCGTAAGTTTTGTTTGCTTGGACAATTACCAAAGGCTAGAACATACGAACGTTTCGGTAAAGAAGAAACTACTTACGATCTAGTAGGTAGAGTTCATATGGACTATTTGCAACTTTATAAAAAGTATAACTATGAATCTAGGCATTCGTATAAACTAGACTCTATTGGTGAAATGGAAGTGGGGGAAAATAAAACTCAATATGAAGGTACACTAGACCAACTTTACAACAAAGACTTTATGAAGTTTGTTGTCTATAATAGACAAGATACCATGCTCTTAGTCAAGATCCACAACAAGTTAAAGTTTTTGGATCTTGCAAATGCTCTCGCGCATGAAAATACAGTATTACTGCCTACAGTAATGGGTTCAGTTGCCATGATTGAAATGGCAATTATGAACGAAGCACATGAGCGAGGTTTAATAGTTCCGGATAAAAAACGAAAGGAAGTGAAGAATGACGAACAGCAAGCGGCAGGTGCCTATGTTGCTACTCCCAAAAGGGGCATCCACGAGTACGTCGGGGCAGTTGACATCAACAGTCTATACCCGTCAGCTATCCGCGCTCTTAACATGGCCCCAGAAACCATTGTCGGGCAAGTCAGACAAACCCTAACAAATCAATACATGCATGACAAGGGTAGAAAACTTGCAAGTGAAAAGAAAAGGCGTAAAGATGTTTCGGACGAAGTAACTGGTAGTATTCTATGGGCCGGGTTATTCGGTAGTTTAGAATACACTGCTATTATAAATCAAGAGCGCGGTACAATTCTAACTATAGACTATGAAGATGGTCGTAGCGTAGAAATGTCCGCGGCAGAAATCTGGAAATTGATCTTTGATAGCCATAAGCCATGGATGCTGAGTGCAAACGGCACCATCTTTACGTATGAGCAAGAAGGAGTAATTCCAGGACTATTATCTAAGTGGTATTCTGGTCGTAAAGTAATGCAACAGAATCTAAGAGAAGCGAAAACCGATGCTGATAAAGAGTACTGGGATAAGCGACAATTAGTGCGAAAAATTTTGCTTAATTCTGCATACGGTGCATTGTTAAACGAACATTGTAGATTTTATGACAAGCGTATCGGTCAATCAGTAACGTTGTCAGGTAGGCAAATTGTTAAACACATGAATAGCCAAATCAATGAGATTATCACCGGTGATTATAATCATGAAGGACCGGCAGTGATTTACTCAGATACTGATAGTTGTTATTTTACCGCATATCCTGCTTTACAGGAACAAATAAAAGCTGGCGACCTAGATTGGAATAAAGAAATTTGCGTGCAAATTTACGATACTATTGCAGAGCAAGCAAATGCTAGCTTTCCTGCTTTTATGGAACGCGCATTTCATGCTCCTAGAAAAAACGGATCCATCATTAAAGCAGGTAGAGAATTAATTGGTGACAGAGCAATCTTTATTGTGCGCAAGCGTTATGCAATCAATATCTTTGATAAAGAGGGTAAAAGATTAGACGTTGATGGCAAACAAGGTAAAATCAAAGCAATGGGTCTAGACCTAAAGCGCGCAGACACTCCCAAACAAGTACAAGACTTTTTGATGAATATCCTAGAAAGAGTATTAGCTGGAAACACCAGAGAAGATATCATCGAACAGATCAAGGAATTTAAACGAGTTCTAACTGAGCAAGATTCTTGGACTAAGGGTTCACCTAAGTCAGTTAATAATCTAACCAGTTATGGTGAAAAAGAACTAAAGAGTCAGACTGGAAAGGCTAATATGCCCGGTCATGTACGTGCTGCGCTAAATTATAATTATTTGAGGAAAGTTAATAGTGATAACTACTCTATGAAAATAGTTGATGGCATGAAGATTGTAGTGTGTAAGTTACGATCTAACCCCTTAGGGTTCACTAGTATCGCATATCCAACAGACGAACTACGGTTGCCGTCTTGGTTCAAGGAATTGCCGTTTGACGATGCTGAAATGGAGAAAATTTTAATTGATGAAAAGATAGAGAACTTGCTAGGGGTGTTGAATTGGGATCTTCGACAGAACACAATCACCAATACTACTATAGACGAGTTGTTTACGTTCGGCTAAGTTGCTATTGCTTTTCGTCAAGGATTTGTATATAGTACACAACATATACTAACTCCTAAATATAATATAAAGGAAAAAAATGAAAGATTATTTAAACGATTTGATTGCGCACACGCATGGATTGGGTGTCATTGACCTGATCAAAATATCAGGAACTGATAAAGAAACGAGCATAAATGCTATAGCAGAAGACAAATCAGTTATTGTTATGGGGACATTTAAAAACCCATCTGCTGATTTTATCGGAACATTTGGTATGCCAAATCTTCCTAAGTTAAAAACCATTCTTGGATTTGATGAGTACAATAACGAAAGTAATGTAACATTAATGCGAGACGCACAAGATCAGACCCCTAGGTTTATTCATTTTGAAACTAAAAACAAAGATTTCGTAAATGACTATCGGTTGATGGCAAAGTCTATAATCGAAGAAAAAGTAAAGAATGTTCAATTCAAGGGAGCCACTTGGAACATTGAGTTTGAGCCCAGCGTTGCAAGTATTATTCGACTGAAAAAGCAAGCTACCGCAAACAGCGAAGAACAACACTTTTCTGTGAAAACAGATAACACTGAGTTAAAGATTAATTTTGGTGATCCTAGCACACATAATGGTAACTTCGTATTCCATCAAGGTATAAAGGGTAAGCTGAGTAGAAGTCTAATGTGGCCAGTAAAAGTGTTTACCGCAATCCTAGATTTGCCAGGTGATAAGATCGTAAAAATATCTGATCAAGGGGTAGCAGAAATTTCAGTAGACAGTGGGATCGCGGTTTATCGATACCTATTACCAGCACATGCAAAATGATAACGGGTATAGCAGCTGGAAGATTTGTCGTTGTTCAGGGCGGGTTAGCTTTCAATTCCCCAATTACTAAGTCTTACTCACACGGATCGCATTTAAGTGGTAGCGTAATGTATGATTTGAATGAGCAATGTCTGAAAGTTTACGATGGAATAACCTGGGTCAACCTAAATTCTTCATATGCTACGGTAGAACTAGACAATGAAGCCGTAGTATTACTTGAATGGGCTCGTGAAAAACGACAAGAAGAAATAGAACGTAATCTTCTTTCTGAGACTCATCCAACTATAAAAATCCTTATGGATCAGATCAAAGAAAAAGAAGAACAAATACGTCTAGTGCAAACATTGGTAAAAAATGAATTTAAACCAGGAACAAATTAATTTATCAAGTAAGCAAAAAGAAGATTGGGCACTGTTTTTGCCAGCAGTGTCTAGTTTCTTTATTGCCGGATTAGGTAAGCAGCGCGGGGGCGAACAGTATTTTGACCTTAATAGAATCCCTGCGAAGTTTAACGGAGATGTAGAGAAGCTAAACTTCTTGAATAGCCAAGAAGGGTTGTATACATATAAGTGGGGACTATATAGTGCAGGGCATGCCAATCTTGATCCAACAGATGATGATCCAAAAGAAAGCATCATTCGTGACCGCGAAGAAGGTACCTTTATGTTGGGTGACAGTGGGGGGTTTCAGATTCTTAAGGGTCAGTGGCCAGCTGATTGGAAAGATCCCAATTGTCCAAAAGCGCTAGAAAAACGGAAGCAAGTACTAAAGTGGATGGACACTTACATGGATTACGGAATGTGTCTCGACGTTCCCAGTCAATCTTTTTTGAATAAAAAAGCAATACCGTTACATGGCATTCATGATATCAATGAAGCTATAACAGCCACTCACATCAACAATGAATATTTCATTAGAAACCGAACTGGTAAATGTAAGTTTTTGAATGTAATGCAGGGATCTAATCGCACTGAAAGCGATTCTTGGTATCAGGAAATGAAGAAATATTGTGATCCTACGGTATACCCAGAGACGCACTTCAATGGTTGGGCATTTGGCGGTCAAAATAAAATTGATGTTGGTCTGCTGTTACGACGATTAGTTCATATCGTGCATGATGGGTTACTAGTTCCGGGCAAACATGATTTGTTACACTGCTTAGGTGTAAGCATAATGGAATATGCATTGTTTTTCACTGATGTACAAAAAGCCATACGTAAATACCATAATCCGAAATTTCAAATAACATTTGACTGTGCTAGTCCATTCTTTAGCGCAGCGAAAGGCTTAGCGTACTTTAATACTAGTATTGAACATAATAAAAAGTGGGCATACAGTATGGAAAAAACAGCAGAAGATAAAGGTTATGCAGGCGACACTAGAAAATTTAGGGATGCAGTATTAGCAGACGGTATCCATAAGCAATTCACAGATAGCCCTATTACAGAGTTAATGACGATGGGTGATTTATGTTATCGCGGGCATGGATTTTTGGGACAGCACGGCAAAGAGACTAAGACTAGTTGGGACACCCTAAGTTATACATTAATTCAAGCACATAACGTATATCAACACATTTCGGCTGTGCAAGAAGCTAATCGTAAATATGAACAGGGGATAGTACCCAAAATGATTATGAATGAGAACTTTGAGCGTGTGCGATTCGGTGACATTATAGATGAAATCTTTAGCCTAAATGATAGAGTTAGCAGTCTAACTCTGATAGAATCACACGAGACGCTGTGGAATCAAATGAGGTCAGGGAGTCAAGGATTTAGTGGCAAAAAACTAACTAATGCTAGGACTCATTATAATGATCACTTTGGTGAATCAGAGTCACTAACCGAAGACGAAGATTCAGACGATGAAATGACAAAGATCATTGAAGATATTAATCCAGTAGTACTAGGTACCATCAACAGTGAAGAATCATTCAACAAACTATTTGAGGTGTTATAATGGATTATAAAGGTAAGATTGATGAATTAACTGATAAATTACGAGTAATTGACTCTCAGCTTAATGCATTGGAACTTGGCGCTGAAAAAGGTAATAAAGAACAGCGTATTAAATTGATTGAACAACGGCTTCATGCACAAAGTAGCTTATCAGCATTGTATAGGCTTCAATGGGATGAAGAACATGAACGTGTTAATTTTGATGAAGACAGGTAAATAATGGACCAACGTGAACAAATTTTAGTAGAAAAACGAAGTAGAATTAAAGAGAATGCGAAGCGTATGATCTTTGTGCAGTATCAACGAGAAGGTATTCATAAGTACCCAGATGCTGCAACCGATCCAAATCTTGCGTCAGGTGACGAATATGATGTGAGCTTTTTGGCTTATCCTCATCGGCATGTTTTTCACTTTAATGTAGGAATTCAAGTATTTCATAATGATCGGGACATTGAATTTATTCAATTTAAACGATGGCTTGAAAAGCTGTATCAAGGTGTGTTACAATTGAATTACAAATCTTGTGAAATGATATCAGATGATTTATATGAAGAAATATCCACTCGTTATCCCGGACGTGATATTCAAATCACTGTAAGTGAGGATGGTGAAAATGGCGCCACAATTACTTACAACTGTTATCAACCAAGCCAACAACTAGCTATCTAAGGAGCATATCATGGCAAAAATTATTCATCAATCAAATCCTCGCGTAACCCAACTGTTTGATGATCTAGAAAAGTATTTAGATTTCTGCAGGGAGTATGGTTACAAGTACGATGAGTCAGAACTATACAGTAATAAAAGTCATGCA